TCTGACTTTACCTGCAAATGTCCAGTCAGTTAAATCTAGGTCTCTGCCTTCGCTATCTGCCAATAAGACAGTCATAGGCGATGTATCATTTCTATAGACACGCCACTCAATCGTTGGTGGCTGTAAATTCAGGGTTTCCATTGATTTCCTCCCAAGGTTAATCTACATCAATTGTATACTTGATGTATGTTGACTAATCCTGAAATTATTGCTGCCCTTTTCGCAGGGGCTGTATCAGTCCTTGGAGCCTTTTTTGCGTTCTCCAAATGGATGATAACCAAGTTTCTATCTGAACTTAAGCCAAATTCTGGGTCCAGCATAAAAGATCAGGTAACACGACTAGAGAAGCGAGTAGACGATATCTATAAACTGCTTGCTGAAAAGGAGCATCATGGCTAAAAATGTATATTACAACGGCAAACTCATTCCTGTAAAGGATTGGGATTATGAAACTAAGCGTCCTAAAGTTAAGAAGAAAGAGCCTAAAAAGGTTGAGGTAGAACTACTGCCAGAGGTGCAACCAAGTCTAGAAGATTAATTAACAAAGTCCTTCCTCAATTAGACGGTTATTGGAAGGACTTTGCTTTTTCTGGAGGCAGTTCCAGAAATCTATGATGGTATCAAACTATAAGTTGACAATTTATTTTGTAACATTGCAGTTGGATTAATTTCTCCAAGTTTAGTCCAAGTTGCTCCGCCACCAATATTATCTGGGTTTGTAGCAGAAGCAAAAGTACCTGTATATGAAGTTGTAAATATTTCGTAAGATATTCCTGATGCAACACTTGGTGCAAATCCACTAACAGTAGGTAATGCTGCATCTAATGTAATATCGTGAATTCTAGTTCCAACTGCTTCTTTATAATCAATAACAACATCCCATTCAGAAGTATTACCAGCATTGGTTGTGCTAAATCTTAATCCAGTACTATTTGTAAGATTTTGAGTATTGAGTGGGTCAAATGTTGTTGCTCCAGTATAACTTGGACTCCAAGCAGTGCCTTGAGTTATTCTCTTTGAACAAATTGATTGTGGGTTTGTTAGTCCACCTGAAGAAACATAGGTACCATCTTCAGTTTGTACTTTTAAGTTAGCAATATATGGAGTATCCCATTGATGTGTTCCATCATGAAGTTTTTGTTTAATTCTTATATATCTAAAGTTATAAGGAAAAACAGGCATAACATATATTTCTTCACTTCTTGTTCCTGCTGGTGTAGTAAGAGTTACATAATGTACACCACGATTAGCAAATGTAAATGTTGGGTTTGTTGCTGTTGAAGTTACTCCGCCAGGGAAAAGCCAACTATAAGGTCCTGAAACTACGGGACTAAAGGTTGCAGTATAATTATTGCCAGTAAAATTATAAGTAAAATTAAAATAATTTAAAGGTAATACTTTATTTTTTACAATTTTTTGTACTCTTTCTGTAATACCTGGAGAAGCACCTAATATGTTATTTCCAACTGGACCTCTTCCTATTGGGAAAAATCCAATTTGAACCCAGCCCCATTCAGGAAGCCATACATCAACATAAGCAGTTTGCCATTGTGCTGTGCTTGCAATTGTAACATCTCTAAGACTTAAACTAAGTTCTTCTAAATCAAAAATTGAAGGCGAAAAAGTTGTTTCAAAGGTCCAATAGGAACTGTTAGTATTAGTAACAGAACAAGATGCTCCATATCCCGCAGGCGGAGTATTTAATGGGTCTCTTGTTAAATTTAAAGTACTTACCTCAAAACTTGAACCAGTTGCAAAGGTTGCACCGCCTGCATTTTTCCAAATTTGATTTAAACTCATTTCTAGGTTCATTGGTTTGCTATTTAATAAGTTTGTTTGTCCATCACTTGATACTCCTTTTAAGAAATACATGTACGGCATAAGAACTGTTCCTGGATTGCGTGAAATAGGTGCAGAAGGTCTAACTCTTAACATCTGGATTGGAAAGGTTCCAGTTGTAAATGGAGGAGTAACTGTAACAGCCTTAGTAATTGATGCTGTTTGTTCCCAAATATTTCTAGTTGTTAATGTAACATTATATGTAGTAGTTTGTCCTTCAGGCCCAGTATAATTTTTTGATGGGTCTCTTAAAGTAGATGTTGTTCCATCACCAAATTGCCAGAACCAAGCGTCTGGCTCTGCAAATCCAACATTGGTTGATGTATTTATAAATTGAACAAAAGAACCATTTGAAACTGTAAATATAAAGTTTGGGTTCATAACTGGCTGAACTAATGTTATTGTAGATGTTTTTGTATTATAAACTTTTGTTGGTGTAAGAAAATCACCTGAATAAGCAAATACAGTTAAACTAACAGTATATTGGGTTTGGTCTGGTGCTGGATTATAAGTCTTTACTGGATTTTGCAATGTAGATGTTGTTCCATCTCCAAAGTCCCAAAAGTATGAGTCTGGTTCTCCAGTTTCATGATTTGTTGATGTATTTGTAAACTGGACTTGACCGTAATCAGATGCAAGGTTTTGAGCCCATCCAAAATTAGCAGTTACTTGAGGAGTTCCAACAACTAACTGTTGTTGAGCAATAGTTGTAAATCCGTTAGTTAATGTAATGTACGCAGTTACATACCAATTTCCTGGGCCATAACCACCATAACGATTATCTGTTTCTCCAGGAAATCCTCTGTCAGGATTAAAAGAATATGGTGCAAGAATGCCATCATCATCAAAGTTCCATGTTTGTGTTAATCCAGTTCTTGTTAATCCATTTTTAAATTTTTCTCCAGTAACAACTGATTGATAATAAAATGCTTCTTCATTAGCATCTATTTGGTTTAAATCCCAAATAACACTTTGAATATCTTGTGTTGGATAATTCGCAATTGTTGCGGTAAAGTTAAAGTTTGTATCACCAGTTAAAGAGTTCATTTGGATAGTAGGAACTTGTCCCTGGTAGTTGTAAGCAATTTCCTGTTGTGATGGTTTAAATGTAAATCCCATTTCCCATTCATCTGGAGTAATATTATGTGTAATGCCAGCAATATCGTAAAATCTATCAATTGTTAAAGATTGATTAATTTGATGCTTTATTCTTATAAAATTATTAACAACATAATTGCTGTATGTAGTTTCGTTTTCAATATCTTCATATCTTGCGTTATCAAAAGTAATTTTTTGTATTTCATCTGATGGAGTGCCAACCACCTGAAATACATTTGTAGCAAAACCATTTGCCAAAGAACTTAATGATAGTGGATGTGTTTCTGAGAAAATTGTTGATACGCTTGCTTGAGTAACAGCATAATCTTCTATGGATTCGCTAGATGCATAAGGGCCAAAAATATCTGTGTGTGAGATTATGTTTGAAGGAAGAGTTACTGTTCTATATTCATTATTTATATCTAATTGATTTGTTACTCTATTGTAGCCATTATCAATTAAAATTGTTTTGTAAGGTCTGCCGTCTGCAGGATCAGAACTAAACTGATATGTTGGATATTGTAACTCTGGGTCTTGTTGAGGTGTCCAATAGTATCCATTATATTTGACAAATGGATAAACTTCTATAAAACTATATCCAAATTGTCCTTTTGGAAACAATGAATTAAGATTTGTTGTTGCATATTTATTAATTACATCTAAAAGAGTTTCTCCAACTTCTGGAATGTATTTTGCTGGAGCAAATCCCATAAGTCCCGCTTCTGGCACAATGCTGGTATCTAATCCTGGAACTCCCTCTTTGCTAGCAACATAAAATACAAAGCCTTGTGGTGCAGGATAATTTGCAGGAGCAATACTATCTACTTCTAAATATTTTGCACTAAATAATGCAACAAATGAATCAAGATTAACAAACTCTTGAAAGGTGACTCCGTCCCATGCGTCTGAATCTGCCAATGCAATTATTTCATCATGAAGTGCTTCATTTACAAGAGTTCTTTGCATTACGCCAAAAATATCTGTTCCAGTAATAGTAATGATTGGGTCATCATCTCTTTGATATTGAACATCAATATTTGTTACATATCCTCTAAAAAATTCACCAGTTCTTGTGTCAACAAATGCAATTCTTGAATTATATTTTAAATTAGTATTAATTTTTGGGTCAAGGTTTGGATTGCGACTTACAATTGTAAATTGACCAGTATCTATTTGTTGATAAGGTCCTTCATAATTTTCATTACCTTGAATAATGTCAACATTAAGTATTCCAGAAGTAATGTCTTCGCCTTCTTCAAAATTATTATCATAAAATCCAGTTTTTGGGTCTGGATATAGATATACTTTAAATACTTGTTCAACGAGCACCGAAGGCCACCGCTTTCGTACTTACTTTGCCGTATTGTTTAATTGCACTTGATACCTGGCGACCAAGGGCTGCACCATTAGTTCCAAGTCCTGCATTGATTGTAATATTAATTCCTGGCTTCTGTGTTGATATTGTGTTTGATGAAGTTAGTCTTGGCACAGTAGTTGTTGGTTTTGTAATAGCCTTAGCAGCAGTTCCAATATTAAATGTGCTTGCAAGACCTTGAACTATGTTCTTACCAATACCTGCGAATACCTTAGATGGAGATTTAATTCCTAATGCTTTCTCAGCCCAATCAGGTAGAAGATTCTTAAAGAATCCTACTACTTTGTCTTTGAGCCAGCCAGCCATATTTTGTATACCGTTCCAAAGTCCAATAACAATATCTTTACCAATATTAAACATCTTGCTTGGTAATTCTAAATATGCTTCAATAATATCTTTAACAAATCCAACAACCTTACCAGCAAATTCTTTTGCTTTTTCCCAAGCCTTTGGTAAATATTCTTTAATGGTTTCCCAAACTTTTTTAACTACTTCTGTGACTTTATCCCAATTCTGTATAAGCAGTACAATTCCTGCAATAACTGCAAGTATTGGAATTGCTCTTAATGCAGCACTTAATAAATTTGTTGCTGTTGCTGCAAAACCAATTCCTCCAGCAGATGTTGTGCTAGTAATACCAAGCAAAGCCATATTTGTTTTAAGAGATGCAAGCATTGCTATAATTGGAACACCAATTGCAAATAGTCCAACCATTACACCTATGACAACTTGTACTGGTCCTGGTAATGATTGAAACTTTTCAATAAGAAATGTTAAGCCATTTGTTAATTGTAATACAAATGGAAGTAATATTTTACCAACTTGCTCTGATAAATCTCCATACGCTACTTTAAGTTTTTGTGCTGCAGTTGCATTTTTAGCAGCAGCATCATCATACTTTTTTGAACCAGCCTCTACTAACAAGTTTAAAGCACCTTGTTGGTCTCCAGCAGCAGACAATGCTTCTGCTTGGTCATAAACAGATTGTTCAAGATTTGGGAAAATCTTTTGTAATTCTTTTGCTTTTAATTCTCCATCAGCAAATGCTTTGGCAAGTTTACCTGATGCTGCTTCTGCAGTAACTGTTCCAGCAGTAAAGGCTTCTACATCTTTAAATATCTTAACAAGTTCAACAGATGACGCTTGAACATTTGCAGGCAATCTTGAACCTAATTGAGTTCCTAATGCAATTAATTCATCATTATCAACTGCTATTTCTTTGCCAAACTTTTCAGCATCAGCAGTAATCTTTTGTAATGCAGCAGAGCCTTCACCAAATGTTGTGGTGGCTGCTCGCATTATTTCTTGGGCTTCTTTAGCCTCATCAATACCATTTTTAAGAAATGAAATACCTTGTTTTAATACAAATGCCGATGCAGCAGCAGTAGCAGCAGCAGCAGCACCTTTAAGTTTATTTGACATGCCATCAATTTGGCCATTAGCATCATTGATTCCAGAAGTAAGTTTCTTGGTCTCCGCAACAATATCAATCGTTATTTGGTTAGCCATTCTTACTCCTCCTGTTCAGTGCCGTCACAATTGCACCGTATTCTTCCAGCGTCATGTCCCAAAACTGATCTGGCGTATATCCTGTCTCTGCACAGAATTCCGCCATTCTTGTTAGGCTGGATTCACTTCTTTTGGGACAGTGAACTCAACTCCAGCAAGGGCTGTCAACTCTTGGATTGACATATTCTCTGCATCCTCTATTGTAAGGGATGGGTTTGTTCGCTTTGCCATCATATATTGCATAGCGAATGCTAATTTGGCTTTGGACTTGCTTTCAGTCCATTCATCCATTGGTAAGTCAAGATATTCTTCAACCTCTGCAAGTTCTTTCCACTTGAGAGTATTCATTAAATCAAAGTTTTCCATTTTACTGCCTCCATTAGTCTAAGTTATATTGCTTTATTGCCTTTTGGATACTGTCATTGTATTTCTCAATGATGTAACCCATGTTGTTATGTACTGCTGGTCTTAGGTAAGGTTGTGCATTTATATTCTTTTCAGGCCATCCATATTCTTGGACTCCTGCATAAGGAACTGCTGCACTACCTGCTAAGATTTGTGCTTTCTCTGCTGAAGGATTGCCCTGAACAGATGAAGCCAAAGCACCAGTTAATCTTGGTGCCAAGGCAGAGGCTTTTTGAGATAGAGTCGTACTTAGTTCTTTATTAAGTTCTATGTTTGACTTTAAATCTTTAGCCAGATTGTTAAGAGAGTCTGTGACTTCTTTAATTCCCTGGATAGTTATTGCCTCTGCCATGACTACTTTCTTAGAATGATTCTACTCTAGTTGGCTTACCATCTAGAATAAAGTTGATGTCGTAGACGAAATATTCGCCTGCTGCTCCACCAATGTCTGGAACAGTCTCTGCATAACCTGTGGCTGTGAACCATGGTTGTGAAGCAGATGGTGTTGCATTTCCATGTGGTGCAAATGAGATTGTTACATTTGCTCCTGGATCAGCCCATAGTGCTGAATGTAGTGATGCTGCTGCTGTATCCTGGAATCCAGTTACAGCGCATGTGAAATCTAATGAGTCTGTGTAATCGCCAAAACCAAGAGTTCCTACTGCAGATGAGAAAGTAACATTACTTACTTGACCTGAGTACTCTGTTCCGTCAACTTCAAAGACGATTGATTTGCCTTTTATTCTTGCCATATCAATTTCCTCCTTCAATGTCAATTGAAATATTTATATTTGTTGCTAAAAACCTAGCACCGTTTACCTCTTGGATAAATGGTTTATCTACGGTTAATTTTGTTGCTGAGGTGTATTCCCAAATCGCAGGGATAAGAGTATCAAGTGTGTCATCAAGATTTTCTGTTTCTGTTTCATTAGTTGCATAAGGTACTAAGATAAGTACTTTCCAATTAGATGCATAATCTGCATCGTATTGATTTTCATATACAGTAATGAACTCAGTATCAGGTTCCATAATCGCACAAAGTGGATTAGGTCTTTCTGGAACATATTTGTAAACCTTTGAAATACCGCCAAGAATGATGGCACTTTCTAGGTCTGCTCTTACTTCTGCTAGATTCATCCGAATCTCACCATATATCTGTTAAGTAAAGGATACACACCAACGAGAGGGTCTCTTGCAGTATTTAACGGTGCTCCGTCATATGTTGCATATTGAGCCACTCCCATTGGTGCGTTACGACGATGAAATAGTTCTGAACCAACTTCCAAGTAGCAACGCTTTAACACACCAACAGGAACTTTGGTAGATGCAATATAACTTGCAACCAAATCCTTTGCTGTGTCCCAGCATTCTTCAACATAGGCGTCATCATTAGTTGACGCACCTACATATGCTTTCAAGTCTGTCCAGTCCATAATCGTTTACTCCTTGTAATTAGTCAAGCGGGTTTGCTACAACAACCATTGCCTTTGGTTCTGGTGTTGCGATACCCAAGTATCCGTACACTGAGAATGAATTGGTTAGGTTTGTGATTTCTTCGTCATTGAGACGGAATGGTGCTCCTGCTGACTCGTATGTAGTCATTGCTGCAGAGTTACCAACATAGAATGAGCCACCAGCAAGTGATGGATCCATTACGATTGGTAGGCCAAGAATTGTTCCTGTCAAACCAACTGGGTTGATTGAACCGAATGTGTTAACTGTTGCACCAGCGTTAGATAGAACTGGACGACCTGAGTCATCAGTTACCTTTGCAAGAGCCTTGAATACATCTGCTGAAACCAAGATAACTTCAAGAGCACGACCTGTGTCTCCGTTTACCTTTGTTGCTGCTTCTGCGATTGCGCCAATGACTTCATCAGCAGCCCATGATGCGACTGTTGCTGTGTTCATCTGTCCAGCCTTAGCGATAAGTTCTGCACGAGCAGCAGCGTTTGTTACTGCAGCGTACTTTGCAACTAGTGCACGGAATGCTGTGTCAACATAGTTGATGCTTGAACGCTCAAGAGCCTGGCGTGAGAAATCTGTGTATCCACCGTATGTCTTGATTGGTGCTGTTGCTGAAGTAAGAGTAATCTTACCGTATGCAAGTGTGTCGCCTTCTGCTACCTGTACATCTACATCCATTGTGTCTGTATCTAGTAGTGGGTATTCAACATTGTTACCATCTGCTGGTAGTGCTGCTGAAGAAAGAACTGAAAATGTTGGACGACCTGCGTTTAGGATACGAACTGTATCTGAAACCCAAGCGTTCTTCATGATTGAATCTGCTGTTGTTCCGCCTGTGAAGTCACGGTGCAAAGCAATTGCTGCTTCGTCGCCCTTTGCTACAGACTTTACATATTCTCCGTATGAACGGAAGAGTGGTGCTGGTGTTGAAACAGTCTTATCTGATGCAATAACATCTAGACGACGCTCCAACTCCTCTGCGTGATTACGAACTTCTTGAATTGCTGAAGTGTAATCAGGTGTTTCTTTTTCCATGGATATTTCCTCCTGATTGGTTTCTTCTCTGACTGAAAGTACTTCAGCCTTATCGTAAGCAGGAAATGCCACCAAGGATACTTCCTTGAGGTCAACCTTTTTACGGATTATTGTTTTGTCTTTCTTTTCATCTGTTACTGGGATGAATCCAACTGAGAATGAGCGGATTGCTCCATCCTTAACTAGGTTAAGTGTCTCATTTCCCAAAACTGTTTCTGAAATCTTTGCTCTAATTAATAGGCCTTCATCAGATTCTTCCATTTCTGTAACTACGCCAATAATATCTGAGTGGTCACGAAATAGTTTTACATTTGCGTTTAGGTCTACTGCGCCTTTTTCAAAACGCTCTGACCATCCACCACCAATGTCTATTGTCTCATTAAATGGAACAGCAATGCCTGAAACTTCACGCTTCTCAGCATCTGTTGCTCTGATTTCAAATGAGCGGGTAATCATATCTTTCATAGTCATTACTCCATTTTAGGCCACAGGTTCGTCGTCTTCAACGACATCTGCTGGGACTTCTTCTTGTGTTATTTCTGACATGCCTTCCATCTCACGGACTTCATTGACTGTCAAGAAATTATTTGTTAAGCCAATTGCGTATGACTCATATCGTGTTTTTGTATTTGGACGAAGGAACTCTGTTAAATTAAACTCAGCATACTGTCCTCTTGGTAGAAGATCCGTGATTGCTTGCTGGATGCGAACAATATATTGCTGCAATCCATCTTGGAATAATTTTGCTCTGTCTTCGTTGCCGTTGACATAAGTCATTCCTTGTCCTTCAATTCCCATACCAAGATACATTGTTGGCACACCAAACATCATTGCGATTTGGCGTGTAATGAACTTCTGGTTCTCTAGGAATTGTGCTTGCTCAGGGCTAAGTGCAATTGAATCGTACTTAAGTCCTGAAGATAATACGGCAATACTTCTTTCTTGCTGAGATGCAATAAATGCTTCTTTATTTTGTTTTGCAACATCTGCAGAAAGAAATTCTGATGTTGTTAATGTTCCTGTTGGAACTGCTGCTGTTCTAAACCAGTTATCTGCATAGTTGTGTAAGTCAAGTGCTGAACGCAAAACTGATTTGTGTCTTTGCAATGGACCTTCTCCAAGTAATGATGATGAACTTGGGCTGTGATAAAGTTTTAGATGTTTGATATCTGCTGATGAATATCTCTTTGAATTGTAAAGATAATAAATCTTTCCTGTCTCATCTGTTGAGACACTTACATCTGATGGATGTAGGTTTGTAATGTTTACAATTCCTCTTGGGCCCCTGCGAATATGCCAATAAGCATTTCCAAATATTGCCATGTGAATTAATGTTGTGCCAAGCCATTCTGCTTGAGATATTTGATTCTCAATGTCTGGTGTTTCTAACCAAAGTGGTGTTGGAAGTTGTGTGTTGCCTCTGTAAACATTTACAGGTATCTGCATAACTGCAGTTTCTAATACTGAAGTGGCTCTTGACACAGCAACAAGACTAAGTGCAGTAGTTGGTGTTACGCTAACTGCTTCTCTTGCTGGTGCAGTGTTTGCTACTCCACGATTCTCTGTTTCAGGAACATAGACTGGTTCTAATTCATAACCAAGTCTGCTCACTAGTCTGTCTCTAAATCCCATT